CGGGATGTCAACGATCGCTCGTTTCGAAGAGGAGAACTCGCACGAGAACGCACTCACGGCTGCCGCTCAGTATGCCGCCACGCGCACCACCGAAGCCATGCGCGGTCGTTTCGACGCCCGCGTAGCATGGCCGGAGGGGTTGCCCGGGGTGGAATGCCGGTTGGAACAGCGCCCTTTGAAACAGGGCGCCAAGATCCGTGAGTTCGACATCGACGACGACAATCGGGAATACAAACCCCAACTGCAGGTAAACTGCCCCATTTTCACCCCCATCCAGGCGGTGGTCCCCAATCCCTCTAAGGAGAACGAGAGACGCGCACTTGTGAACCGCGCGCTCGTTGCGACTCCATTGGAAGACGAAACGTTGTGGTCCCTCGTTCACGCCAACGCACGCAAGCTCACTCGCGAGTTTGACATTGTGTCTGGCGAATACGACGACCTATTCCTCGCATGGAATGCAAAGTACCCCGGCGCCCGCCAGAAGAAGCATTTCGAAGCCTATGCCAAAGTCATGCAAGAGGGCCTCAAACGCACTGATTTCATCATGAAGATGTTTATCAAGCGAGAGGTCACTCTCAAGACCGGCGAAGAATTCGAAGACTTCGACCCGCGGGCCATCCAGGGCTGCACCGACGAGATGAACGTAGCGTACGGACCCTTCATTTGGGCTGCTAGCAAGATTTTGTGCCGCGAGTGGAACGCGGACAATCGTATTTGCTACACCAGCGGCATGACTGCCGAGCAAATTGGGCTATGGAGAGCCCAATATGACGACGTCCCGGATGTGACGATTGTCGAGCTCGACGAAAGCCGCTACGACGCCCACCAAGGCCGCGGAATGCATGGTTGCGCGGCCATATTGAAGACAGCCACCGGAATCGAAAACTACGACTTGCCTATGCAGGTCGAACGCGCCAGCTACGAGAAGAACGGACGGTCGAAATACTTTGCTTACAGCGTGCCTGGCACGATGACGAGCGGGAAGGCCGACACCTCCTTTTCAAACAGCTTCGGCAACGGAGTCAAATTGGATACACTCCTACAAAGTTTCGGGTTGAAAACGGACCAATATCGAATGTTGGTCAACGGAGACGATAGTCTCGTTGTCATTGATCACTCGTTGAGCGCCGCTAAGGGGGCGGCGCTCAAACTGCACCTCGTCGAGGAGAACCGCAAACTGGGGTTCACCACGAAATGCAAGGTGCTGACAGAGTGGTCGGACGCTGAATACTGCTCGGGCCTGTTCTGGCCCGTGAAGGACGGATACGTTTTGGGGCCCAAAGTGGGCAAAAGATTACCAAAACTAGGCTTCGGCGTGAAGCAATTGACGAACGCCGAAATCTGCTCGATGGTCACCGGAATGGAGACGGACCTGGCTCACCTGCCGGTCCTCGGACTCTACGTAGAAGCTTGCAAAAACATGTCTAAAACACTGCACGTTAAAGAAAAACACAAAACCAAGCAATACGTCGACAAAGAGGCCGCGTACAAGAACCATTGTACCGTCAAACATCGCCGCACCACCGACACCGAC